TATCACTGGAGATGATACACTTATGTCCGCACAGGTAACCCCGGTTAATTTATTGATTAAGCAAATCGAGCTCGGCCTCGGTGCGCAAATGGTTGATGTTGAGCTTGACGTCGAACACCTAAATCTTGCGGTATTGCTTGGAGTACAAAAATTACAACAGCAATCTGGCGGTGCGTTAGTTGAAAAAGATATATTTTTACACATCACAAAGGACATTACAGAGTATACACTTCCAGAAGAGGTGCAAGAAGTTAGACGTCTCTATCGCCGTGGTGTTGGTGCATACACTAACGGTGGTATCAACTTTGACCCGGTTGATGCTGCATTTTATAACATCTATTTGTTACAACCAAATAGATCGGGCGGTTTGGCTACCTGGGATTTTTATAATGAGTATCTAAAGACAACAGAACGTGTCTTTGCAAGTCAATATAACTTTACCTGGGATGTCAATACGCATCTTCTTACAATCATTCGTCGCCCAACAGCAGACGAAGAAGTTGCTGTTCGCGTTTATGCCAAGAAATCAGTTGACGATCTAGTTCTAGATCCATATACAGGTCCTTGGCTACGTTCGTATGCTACAGCAAAAGCAAAGTATATGTTAGGTGAAGCTAGAGATAAATTTCCCGGCGGCTTCCCCGGTCCAAACGGTAACGTTACTCTCAACGGTGCCACATTGAAGCAAGAAGCTACCGTAGAAATTGAGAAGCTTGAGAAAGAATTGCTAGATCTAGTAGCAGGTGGTGATGGCTACGGTATGGTAATAGGTTAACAAAAAAACGGCACCCCTAAACAGTTTACGTATAACTACAATAAACTAGTTTAGGGGTTCTTATGATTGTAGGTCTTCTTGGATTTATTAACAGCGGCAAAGGTACTGTTGCTTCACAACTTGTAAACGATTTCAATTTTAGGCAGGATAGTTTTGCCTCAAGTCTAAAGGATGCTTGCTCTGCTATTTTTGATTGGCCGCGTCATCTTTTAGAGGGTGATACTACAGAGTCTAGGGAATGGAGAGAAGTTGTTGATCCGTGGTGGTCTGAAAAGTTAGGTATTCCTAATTTTAGCCCAAGACTTGCATTACAGGTTATCGGTACAGATTCTCTCAGAAATAACTTTCATGAAGATCTTTGGTTCTTAACACTTCAAAATCGTATTAGAAAGAATCCAGATCAGCATGTTGTAATTAGTGATGTTAGATTTCCTAACGAGATAAAGTTTATTCAGGAGCAGGGCGGTTTCCTTGTTCGTATTAATCGTGGTTCATTACCCGTATGGTATGAAACTGCACTAATGGCAAATAAGGGAAATATGTTGGCAAAAGAAGTTATGACAAAGACATATTCCTCTGCACATTATAGTGAATGGGCGTGGGTGGGGTCTAAAATCCATTATGAGCTAAATAATAATGGCACATTAGAATCTTTGCAAAGTCAAGTTAGAGATATATTAAAAGAAATTCTTTAATACACATTTTATTTGCTTGGTATTTAACTCTCTCCAAGATAAATACAACTAACAAGAAGTATAATTCTTCCAAAGGAGTTAAATCACAATGGCTACATTAGTATCACCTGGCGTAAGTATTTCCGTAATTGATCAGAGTATCAATGTAGGTGCAGGTCCAGGAACCGTACCTTTAATTTTTATCGCAACTCAGCAAGATAAAGCTGACCCTACTGGACAATCTGTTATTGCTCCGGGTACAACTCAAGCCAATGCTGGTAAAGTTTGGTCAATTACATCTCAGCGTGATTTGGTTGCTACATTCGGTGACCCAATATTCTATTCAGTTAGCGGAACATCACTAAATGGTTATCCTCTAAATGAATATGGATTATTAGCAGCATATTCCTATCTTGGTCTATCGAACTTGGTAAGAGTTGTTCGTGCTGATGTAAATACAACTCAACTTGAGGCAACACCTGTAACACCAACAAGCCCAGCAGCAGTAGGAACATACTGGTTTGATGAATCAGCATTACCAAACGGTTCTGCTTATGGTTTATTCACACGTTCTGGCACATTCCCTAACGAAGTATGGGTTTCGGTAACACCTAAGTTTGTATACAATTTTGCAACTGGCGTTTCAAACGTACCTACACCAACCGATGGTGTTAACGGCGACTATGCCGTAGTATTCCAAACAGCGTCCGGTATTCTTTCATATTGGACAAAGACAGGCGGTATTTGGGTACAATTAGGCACAACACCGGGCACACAGATGTTGATTCAGTCTGTATGGCCAGATTTGACAAATATTCTAACAACTCAAACATATTGGGTTAAGAGCACATCTCCAGCACAAGGCGCAAATCTTGTTCTACGTAAAATGGATGCAACAACTTCATCTTTCGTTCAAGTCGAAGCACCTATTTTAGCAAATGATGCGGCAGCCAATACATATTATAGTACCGATGCAACAGGATCGGCTGGAAAGGTTTACATTGAACCTGTTATCAATGGTATTGGTGCAACAGCAGTCAACACACTTGAATTTAGACTTTCATCGGGTGCAACTGGCCCGTGGGCTCCTTTGACAACAATTGTTGGTTCAAAGACTGTTCCAACACAAGGACCTGCAAACGGCCAACTTTGGTATAATGCAGAGCTAGGACTTGATGGCAGCGGACAATCAACTGTTGATATTTTAGTTAACGATGGTGCCGATCACTGGCTCAACTGCAATTTACCAGGATTTATCCTTCCAGGCGCAACTGGTAATCCAACACTATACCCACAGTCGGGTGATCCAAGAGATAACGTTCCTGCACCAACATTGGTTCAGGGAGATATTTGGGTTGAAACTGATGCTACTCCATATCCAGTTATCAAGCGTTGGAGCGGTACAGCATGGACTCTAGTCAATAATACAGACCAGACAACACCAAATGGTATCATCTTCGAAGATGCTCGTCCAAATCCACTATATAAACTAGGTGGCATAGTAGGTACTGGTGCTAATAACGGTGGTGGTAATAACCCAGACTTAGACCCAGATGCACCTCAGGCTGCATTGTATCCAAAGGGATTTATCCTGTGGAATACACGTTATTCAACAAATAACGTAAAGGTATGGGAATCGCCATATGTTTATAATAACGTTACAGCATCTCCTGACAATACAAACAATGGTTCAACAGGCCGTTGGGTTAATAAGTCTGGTAACATGCCAAATGGAACACCATACATGGGTGCAGCAGCACAACAGATTGTTATTGTTCAAGCAATTCAATCAGTAATTGTTTCCAATGAAGATATTCGTGCAGAAGATCTATATTACAACTTGATTGCAGCACCGGGTTTCGTAGAAGCAATTGACGAAATGCTTGCACTAAATGATGATCGTAAGGATACATCATTTGTCCTAGGTGACACACCATTTACATTGAATGCCACAGGCACAGCATTACAGAATTGGGCAACCAATACCTCTGGTGCATTTGACAATGGTGCAGATGGCCTAACATCTGCAAGCAAGTATTTTGCTGCATGGTATCCGAGTGGATTGAGCACAAACGTTGATGGAACTGATGTTGTTGTTCCACCATCACACATGGCTCTAAGAACAATTGCATATAACGACCAGGTTGCTTATCCTTGGTTCGCACCAGCTGGTCTACAGCGTGGTGTGGTCAACAATGCTGCATCGGTTGGCTATGTCAATAGTTCAGGTCAGTTTGTACCAGTTAAGCTAAACGAAGGCCAGAGAGATATTCTATATCAAAATGGTATCAATCCAATTCGCGTTATGCCGACTGGTGGTATTGTAATTTTTGGTCAGAAGACTCGTCAGCCATACTCAAGTGCAACTGACCGTATCAACGTAGTTCGCTTAGAAAACTACTTGCGCTACCAGTTCAATCAATTGGCAATGCCATTCTTGTTTGAACCAAACGATGATACAACTCGTAAGGCAGTAACTGATGCGTTCAACAGATTCCTTGCTGAACTTATCACATTACGTGCATTGTATGACTTCTTGGTTGTTTGCGATTTGAGCAATAATACACCTGCAAGAATCGATAGAAACGAATTGTGGATTGACGTTGCAATTCAACCGGTTAAGGCCATTGAATTCATCTATATTCCAATTAGAATCAAGAATACAGGTGCTAGCCTAACATCAGTATAATTGATAATACTTTGAAATACCTGCCTTCGGGCAGGTATTTTTTTGACTAAATATTACTATGTCTAGTCTACCAGAAAGGTTATCTTTAGAAAATTATATAAAATATATTCCTTCGCAGGAAAATATTGATTGTTGTACTGCGAGTGCCACATTATTAGCGGCAGAGACAATTATGTCTATGTCAGGAAAGAACATAGTCTTTTCAAGATTATTTCTATATTATGTAACAAGAGTAATTCAGAACAGAATAGGTCAGCGTGGTGCAGAATTGAAATCTACATTAGAGGCATTATCTCAGTTTGGTGTTTCTACTGAAAGAACGTGGCCCTTTGTTCAGCAGAGAATTGATAAATTACCACATCAGCCAGCATATCAGGAAGCACTAAATTATAAGGTAAATTCTTATGAGAGTGTATGTGTAGATCAATACAAAGATTATCTATCAATGGGAATACCAATTATTGTAGGTATGTTTACCGGCAGGCGTTTTTGGTCACTAAAGGGTAGTTTAGAAACTCAAAATTATCTACCAATCAACAATGATACAAATAGATTATACAAAGGGCATGCCGTATTGTGTGTGGGATATGATGATAATATAAATGGCGGATCTTGGATAGTGGCGAATTCTTTAGGATTACGCTGGGGAGATCACGGGTATGGTGCTATACCTTATGCTTGTAATAATGAACTTGCCGAATCATATGTAATTACGAAATTTGCAGGAATACCCGCTGGTAAAAAATTTCTATAATTTGATAAATAGTATTAGCTTTTTAAGCAGGAGAATAATATGGCAAGCACACTATCTAAATTTGGCGTACCACTAAATGGTAGTCCATTAGGTATTCTACACCCAAAGCAGAAATATCGCTTTAGAGTAACCTGGCAAAATTTTGGAGAAAATAACGGTCTTCGCGAAATGACTGCAAACGTAATATCATGCTCGAGACCAAAGGTTAGCTACGAAGAAGTCAAATTAGATTCGTACAACTCTGTTGCATGGATCGCAGGTAAGCATTCATTTGAGACCATTGAAATTAAGTTACGTGATGATATTACTAATTCTGTAATTTCGTCGGTTGGCGCACAAATTCAGAAGCAGATGAATCACTTTGAGCAAACAAGTGCAGTAGCAGGTATCAATTACAAGTTTTCAATGACAATTGATTCGCTCGATGGCACAGACAATGATGCACTTGAATCTTGGAATCTTGAAGGTTGCTGGATTACTGGAGCTCA